TCAGGCACCTGCTTTCTGTGCGGCGAGGGTGACGAGGGCTTGGTCGGCCTGGCGGCGCAGTTGCGAGATGCGGTCGAACTCGCGCCAGTCGACCGGGATGACCCAGTCCAGGTGCACCTTTCCGGCCTGGGCGTCTTCGAGGGCGGCGTCCCTGGCTTGTGGGGTGAGGCCGATGAAGTCGCCGGATTCGAGGCGGTGGGCGATGGAGATGGCGTCGGGGTGTTGTGCGTCGAGTCCCTGGCAGGCGATGTACTGCATGCTGGGTTCCTCCTGTTCGGGTTGGGGTGGGCTTGCGGTGTGGAGTGGTTGGCGTAGTTCGTTGATGTCGCAGACGATTCCGCCGACTCGGCGGGTGGCGTCGTTGCGTTGGTAGAGGTGGGTTCCGGGGCGGATGGCGCGGCGGCTGCCGCATTGCCACAGCCACACGCCGAGGTCGGCGACGGCGTCGATCGCTTCGCCGAATCCGTAGGCGCCGCACCGGCTGCCGAGGATGGAGCGTGCGCCGAGGACGTAGGTGCGGAACTGCTGGCCTTGGCGTGTGGTCAGGTGCCGGTCGGCGCACACGAACAGCGCGGACGATGCCGGGAGTCCGCATCGGTTGGCGTCGGCGAGCAGGGCCTCGCCTGCCGCCACTCCCCCGGCGTAGCCGGTGGCCCAGTCCATCGTGTTGTGCTCGTAGACGCCGTGCACCTCGAGCCCGGCCGCGAGGTGCGAGGCGACCTCGAGGGGTGTGGTGTTCTTGGCGCGCCCTGGCGTGCCGAGATAGCGCACGCTGCCGGTGAATCCGGCGGCCTTGAGCTGTTCCCCGGTGAGGCGTCCGGCCGAGTAGTCGGCGAAGGTCACGGTCAGCCTCCCCGCTCAGGTGAATAGCGGGATCAGCGCGGCCAGGAGTGCACCGATGACACCGATCAGGGCGAGATAGATCTGCCAGCGGCGCCCGGCCGCAGCGGCGATGTCCTTCTCGAGCTCGGCGGTGCGCTGCTCGAGAAGGGCGAGCCGGGTGCTTTGGTCGAGGATGAACGCGGAGAGTTTTTCCCTGATATCACGGACTTCGGCATAGACATCGTTGGTGGTGAACTCGACGTTGGCCATCGGTTCTCCTTAGGAGGCTTGGTTGTTGTCGAAGATTTCGAGGGTGTAGCCGCTGTGGGTCGGGTTGATCGTGTAGCTCGGTGCGGGGTTCTGGGCGAGCGCGCGGGCGGTGAGCTTGACCGTGTGGTTGCCGGTGGCGAGGTTGGACACCACCCAGGTCTGGCCGCTGGTGCCGCGGAAGGGCGCGCCGGGGATGAACAGGATCTGGTCGGGTTGCGCCGCGCCGTCGAGGACGCATTCGACGACAAGCGCTCCGGCCCCGTTCGGGCTGGGAAACGGGGATGCGGTGATCTGGCAGTCGACGTTACCGATGATCACCACCCGGCTTGCTGCCTGGCTGATCGTGAAGTTGCTCGCGGTGCCGGGGATGTCGGCCGCGGCTTGGTTCCCACTCGTGGGTGCGGTGATGTTGAGCGGCGAGGACGCGCGCACCTTCCCCGCCCTGGGGCGAGCGTTCTCCAGCACTGTGGTTCGGTTGGACAGCGCGGTGTCGGCGTTCTGCCGGTTGGTTGTTTCGGTGCTCAGCGCGGTGGTGTTCGCGGCGATCTTGCTGCCGTTGCTGTCGATATCGGCGTCGTGGGTGTTGACGCGGTTGACGATCGGGTTCCAGTCGTCGACGGCGCGGACGAAGTATCCAGGTGAGCGGGTGGGAAGGTCGGGGTGTCGGGTCACGGTTCCTCCTATCCGAGGATCGTGGATTCGTCGAGCCGAGAGTGGTCGGGATCGTCGAGGATCCAGGAACCGCCGCGCGGGCCGAAGGTGCGCATCGTGGCCGTTTCGGTGATGCCGTGCTCGGTGTATTTGCGGTTGATGCCGACGACGGTGGCGTAAATGGGGCCGCCGATTCCGGCGGGGTCGTCGAGGCGGATCACGTCTTGCAGTTGGCGGCGGGGATCGCCGCGGATTTCGGTGGTCTCGAACGCGGGCCGCGGCTGGGCAAGGTCGGTGGCGAGTTTGACCGAAAGGTCGTGCTGGGTGTTGTAGTCCGATGCCCAGTCGGATTGTGGCCGGTGCAGACTCCTGACGCCGAACTTGGCGATCGAGCTGCCGCCGTCGTCGGCGGTGACGGTCTCGGTGCCGCTGTCGAGGTCTTCGAGGGCGTAGCCGCGCACATGTAGAAACGGGGTGTTGTCGTCGACGGCCACGCGCGTGGTGCGGCCGCCCGCGGCGTTGCCGTTCTGCACCTGGATGGTCAACCGCGTGGGGTCGGTGTCCCCGGCTCCCCAGCCGGTGCCGACGACGATGTTGACGCCGACGCCCATTAGTGGAACGGCGAGCCCGCCGCTGCTGCCGGTGGATACGTCGCCGAGGTTGTGCACACAGAACCCGTTGCGCCATGTGTTCGGCGGATAGGCTTTCATCCAGTCCGAGCGCAGATAGCCGCCGGGGTTGTCGGCGCCGCCGCCGACCTCGTTCTGGGGGTAGCCCTGGGCGACGCCGCGCCAGGTGAGCGGGCCGGGCATCACCGAGATGACCTCACCGCTGATCGTGGTCTTGTAGGTGGCAATCGTGTTCGAGGCGGTGGCAAAGTCGTCCACGTTCTCGCTGGCGAACACAGCCTTGTCGGTGAATGCACGGTCTGCGTACGAGTAGCTGACGGTGTTGATCACCGACTCGTACAAGGTGGTCGGATCAAGCTCCTGAACGTCGGCGAGCGACAGCACCGCGGTGGTGCGGCCGGTGTCGCGCGCCCGCACGATCTCTTCCCAGTTCGTGTAGTGCAGGATCCCGTGCTCGTCGGTGTAGATCACGCCGAGGTCCGCCGAGCCGATTTCCTTGAGCAGGTCCCACGCCTGGCGGCCCCGCACGGCCGGTGTCCACATCACGCGGGCCATCGACGGGCCGATATCGGTGGCCGTGGTGAACGGCTGCGAGGCGGCATCGGACCACACGAGGGGTCGACTGGCCGGGCCGGGCGGCTGGTACCAGAGCCCCCAGTGCTGTGCGCCTCCGGTTTGGCGGAACGTGAAGTTGTTCGTCTCGATGTCGACGAAGTTGAGTTGCAGGTATTCCGAGATGTTCCACGAGCTCGGCGCGTCCGTGCTGCTGACCGCAACGTCTTTGTACTCGGGGGGAACGTCTTGATCAGGCAGGCGTGGGAACACGCGATCGTCGACCTTGGCGGTGACGATCGGCTTGGATCCGTTCTTGAATTCGAAGTTGAACGCCAGGTAGTGATTCCCTGCGGGAAGATTTGTCAGCCAGTAGTAATACCGATACCCATTGCCGGTGGGCGGGTAATAGGTGAAGCTGATGTACCCGGTTCCCCGGGCCATCATGTGCATATCCATGCCGCCATAAATTGCTGACGTTGCCCAATTCGCGTTCGATCCGGGTAGCTCGAGGCGGGCATAGATTTCTTCTCGGTCGGGCATGCTGGGGTCGATGAGGTAGTAGCCGCCAAACCCGAGCCGCGCCACTTGGGAGCTGGTGGGGTTGATGCGTATCGCGGTGGACGTGCAATACACGCCGGTCATGCTGTCGGTGATGGTGCCACCGTCATTGGATCCCCAAGGGCCAAGCGGTGTCTTGGCGGGATCGTAAACCGCGCGTTTCATGATCGGGCCGAACGGGCCGCGTTCCCAGGCATAGCGCGGGTATTCGTAGGTGGTGTCGACCTCGGTGCTCGCTGGGGACGAGGTGGATTTCACCGGGTCGGTGTTGTCCGCGTAGCTGGGCTGGTCGTGGATCAGCTGGGTAATTGTCTGGTCGGCCGCGTTGCCCTGGCGACCGTCCCGTGCCATCTGCCAGAACCCGCCGACTTCGGGCAGATTCCCGCCGCACAGCGTCGAGTACCAGATCGCTTCGGCCGGGGCCGGTGGGCCTTGGTAGAGCCCGGCCGCGCGGCAGATGTGGAGCATGTACCAGGACAGCAGCTGTCCGCCGCGGATGCGCATCGCCTCGTTGCGAGTGGCAGTGGGGTTGAGGTTCCAGCGGGCCTTGGCCATGGATCGCCCGGACGGGATGAGGGTGATCGGGTTGGTCAGCTGGCTGGTGATGTCGGCGAGCTCAAGCACGACGGTGCCCTTCGCGCGCGAAGGGGTGGCCTGCAGTAGGTAGCCGGTGAACTGGCGCAGCTCGACCGGGCCTGCGCTGGTCATGATGGTCGCCGAGAACCGGGCGGGTGTGTTGATCGCGCCCACGTCTCCGCCGGGCTGACCGGAGTACGGGGAGAAGAACCGCACCACATGCACAGCCTCGGGCCCGATGTGGCCGTGCACGGTCACCGACAGGCGGTTCTGCGCGTAGCCGTCGTTGACCTCGAGCGCGGCCGGGTACTGGCCGGTAAACTGCTCATCCAGACTCGCCTCGACGAGATTCGCCGAGAAGTCCGCGTGCGGACCGGTGAACGTGCCGTCCCGGTTCCAGTCGAAGACCAGGGTGTAGGCGAGCCGGATCGTCTGCCCGGAGCTCAGCGCCTCGGCGAGCGCGGCGTTATCAGGTTCGAGCATGTCAGCGTTCTTCCATGTCACAGTTCCTCGAGCTCGATCGTGGTGGAGACGCGCGGATAGATCGGGGTGGTGGCGCTGCGCTCGGCGAACCCGACCCGCATCGCCCCGCCACCGGTGGCCCAGTTGCTCGACCCGTCGGGGCGCACCGACCAGGCGGTGGTCGTGATCGTCGCCGCGCTGGCCGTGCCGAGCTGGTAGGTCATGGTCGCCGCGGTCTCGGGCACCAGCCCAGCGCAGGTGATCCGCTGGTATGCGTCGCCCGAGGGAGCCGGGGCGCTGGTGTGCTCGGCGAGCATCGCGCCGGTGGTGTCGAGGATCCGCAGGCGCGCGGTTACCGCCGCGGTGGCGTGCACCCACGCGGCGGCGGTGAGGGTTTCGCCGGGCATCACCGGCAGACCGGCGTGCTCGACGAGGGTGGCGCCGGTGACCTGGACGGCCATCGGTGGCGCCTCGGCGAACCCTGCCGGGTCGGGGATGACGTTCAGCGCGCCGTCGGTGCGCAGCGCCCGCTCGCCGCGCAGCGTCGATCCGGTGTCGGCCACCCCGACCGGGAACCGGTTCGGGATGACCGAGCACAGCAGCCACAACGGGCTGACCGCGCCGGTCCAGCACAACCCGATCCAGCGCAGTTCTTCGGGGTCGCAGTGCGCGACGGTGATCGAGGTGCCGTGTTTCGTGCCGAGCAGCCACTCGGTGCCGGTCCCGTCGAGGCCGCGGGTGATCGTGCCGAATCGCAGGTATTTCGGCGACCAGCCCGGCTCGGGTGGCGGGATCTCCCGCATCCGCCCCGGCGCACCGAGATACAGGGTTGAGGCGGCGATCATCGGGTCGCCATTCGCCGGTTCGTGCGGTTGACCTCGCTGGTGACCCGTCGGCCGTCCATGTACACCTCCGGGCGTGCCATGCTCGTTCCCCGTTCCGCGCCCGCGGCGACCGCCTCGGCGAGCCCTGCGAAGAACCCGTCCGATCCGGTGGTGCGGGCGGTGAGGGTCGCGGTCGCGGACATGTTGGTGTTGCCCACGATCTGGCTCACCCGGTTCATGGCGTCGGAGACTTTCGGCGCGGCCTGGTCGATGCCGTCGGCGATGCCCGCGGGGATCCAGCGCCCGACGTTGTCGCGCATGTACTTCGAGGGCGAGGAGATCCCGAGGAATCGCAGGATCGGGCCGGGCACGAAGGACTTGATGAAGTTCAGAATCTGGTTCCACAGCCAGTTGCCCATGGCCTTGATGCCTTCCCAGAGACCGTTGACGATGTCGCGACCGACGTTGACCAGCCACCGCCCGGCATCCCCGATGGCGCCGAGGATCATGCCGGGCAGGCGCCCGAACCAGCCGACCACCGAGCCGATCGCGTCACCGACCAGGCGGACGATGCCGCCGAAGATCCCCGCGAAGAAGTTCCCGACCGCCTTGAGTCCGCTCCAGACGGTTTGCCCGATGACCGAGAGGGCACCGGTGATGATCGAAGCGATGGTCTTGAGGACGCCGCCGACGATGTTCTTGATCCCGTTCCAGACCTGCGACCAGTTCCCGGACAGCAGCCCGGTGAACACCTGAACCACGCCGGTGATGACCTGCAGCACTGAGCGGATGACCGGAACGATCGCTTGAAACACCGTGGTCACGATCGGCAGTAGTGATTGGATGATCGGGATCAGGATCTGGGCCAGGGTGGCGATCAGCGGTGCGAATGCCGCGGCGAGCTGGCCGATCGCGGGCAGCACGGGCAGCACGGCTTGCAGGATCGATGCGACCGCGGACGCCAGGATCGGAAACAGCGGTGCGAGAGCTTGGATCACCGGAACCAGCGCGGTCGCCAGGGTTGCGGCGAACTGCGCGAACGCGGCGGCGATTTGGGGCATGATCGGGGTGATCGCCTGCAGCACGGCGAGGATCGCCTGGCCGAGGACGCCCGCGATCTGCGCGAGGGCCTGCCCGATGACCGGCAGCACCGGCAGCAGGGCCTGCATGGCGGTGGTGAACACGTTCGCGAAGATCGTGGCCACCAGCTGCAGCACGGGCATGATGGCTTGCAGGACGGGCAGGATGACGCCTTGCCAGTAGGTCGCGAACAGCTGCCCGAACTGCGTGATCAGCGGCACCAGGGCGTTGATGATCGGCGCGAGCCCGGTGGCGAGGGTGGCCACGATCTGCACCAAGGGCGGCCCCATCGTCCCGATGGCCTGACTCAGCACGGGGCCGAGGGTGTCGGCTAGCTGCGCGAGAACCGGGGCGAGCGCCTGCACGATGGGCAGCAGCGCCTGAATCGCGGCGGTGAGGGTGGTCGCGAACAGCACGGCGATATTGCCGATGACCGGCGCGAGCGCGCCGAGCGCCTGCCCGAGCGGGGCGATCGCGGGAACCAGGGCCCGGAACGCGGATCCGATCATCGGGCCCAGCTGCGCGATCGCCGGGGCGATGTTGGTCGCGATCGCCTGGCCCACCGCGGCGAGCACCGGCATGACACCGTCCAGGGCCGCGCGCAGCCCGCCGAAGATCTGGCCGAGCATCCGCGTTCCCTGCGCGGATTTCAGGAACGCGGCGATCTGACCGGTGATGTTCGCGAGCGTGGCGAACAGGCTCGTTCCGGACGCGTTCGCCGCCGAGAACACACTGGCGAGAATCGAGCCGAGGTTGCGCACGATCGCGAACAGCTGCCCGAGCGCGGTGAGCGCACCCTGAATCCACTGCTGCAGCTGCCCGGTCTGGCGGGCGTTGTCGATGAATTCCCGGAACCGTGCCGCGGCGGCCCCGGCCGAGTTGGCGATCTGTGGCAGGAAACCGGACCCCACGGCGGCGATCGAGCGGAACGCGTCACCGAGGTTGATCACCACCGCCGAGAGTCCACCAACCGAGTCGCGGGTGTTGGCGAAGATCGTGGCGGTGTCGCGCAGGGACTGGCTCGAGGTCGCCATCGCGACGAAGTTGCGTGCCAGCCCGTTGAGTTCCCCGGCGACGCCGGTCATCCCGGCACGCAGCACGGGTAGGTACGCGGTCGCGAGCGTGTTGATCTGCGCGCCGAGCCCGGCGAACAGGCGCTGTTGCACGTCGAGCTTGAGACCCCGGAAGGCCGCGGCCTGGCCTTGGATGGCGCGAACGAACGCCTGCGCATTCGGCGCGAGCTTGGCCATCGCTTCGTTGAACTGCTTGACCTTCTTCGGGTCGAACGCGTTCTTGAGCGCGTCCCCGACCCCGGAGACACCGACCTTCAGCGTGGCTGCCGCGGCCCCGGCCGCCGCGATCCCCGCGGGCAGCAGCGCGGCGGCCGGGGCGATTTGCTGCAGCGTCACGAGCAGCTGGCCGGCCGCCGAGACCGCGGCCCCGACACCGGCGGCGAGCCCGCCGAACACCAGCGCTTTCCCGCCGATACCGGCGATCGCGCCACTGATCGTGGTCAAGGAACGGGACAGGGCTTGCAGGTTCTGCCGGTCGACACCGAGCCGGACCGTCACGGCACCGATCGCGGCCATCCGCGCCCGCCACGCGGCGATTTCGCGGGTCGCGGGCTCGGTGTCCGCGGTGACCCGCTTGTTGATCGCCTCGGCCGAAAGCCGGATCGCCGCGGCCTTGACCTCTTCGGACAACCGGGTGGTGTCGGCCGTAACGGGAAGTTCGACCCGGACCCGGTTCTCGATGCGCTTGAGGTACTTCTCCAGGGACGGCAGGAAGTTCTTGGTGTCCGGGAAGACTCGTATCGACACGTTGCCGAGCACGCCACCGCTCGCGGGCATGGCACCCCCTCACGGTGTATGCAGTTGTGCGGGCCGTCAGTCCCCGGCCTGGTGTGCCGCGCGTTTGCTGGCGAGCAGATCCCGCAACAGGTTCGGCTTCTGGCCGGGCTCGGTGTCCTCGCCCGTCGAGGGCATGGGCAGCAGCTCGGGTTGCGGGTCCGGTTTGCTGTTGCCGAGGTTGGCCACATGCCAGAGCTCGAGCCGGGCGAGGTTGGCGTGATAGGTGGCCACGATCCGCTCGTACGTCCAGAAACCCTCGATACGGTGGATCCGTGCGGTGTCGGGCAGATGTTCGATGAGCGCGAGCACGTGCTCGAGGTCGACTCGGCCGCGCCACACGTCGGCCAGGTCGAGGTGGTAGTACTCGGCCAGGTCCGCGCGCAGCTTCGCGCCGTGCGTGTCGACCAGATGTGCTAGCGCAAGCCTTTTCCCGCGGCCATCGCCTGCATCACGTAGCGGAACAGCTCGAGCATGGCGGGAATGTCGTGGTCGAGCACCCACTCATGCAGGGCGTCGCGATCGGCGGCGATGATCGACAGCCCCTGTTCGATATCCGCGGCGAGCCGGAACGCGGACCCGGCCTGCTCGATGGGCACTGTCCCATCGGCCGCGGCCGGTAGGGACTCGGCGCGCTGCCGGATCGGCCCCAGCAGATCGAGCAGATCCGCCCGCTCGGCGTAGGACAGGCGCAGCACATCCCGAAGCAGTTCCGCCCCGGGCGGGGCCTGCACCGGCTCGGGGCTGGTTTCCGCGGTGAGCGCATCGGCATACGACACCTGCGGTTCGGGGGCCGGGCGGGCCTGCATCGCCTCGGGCACCGTGGCGAGCGGGTTCGGCTGCGGCGGGGCGGGTGCGTATGGCGCGACCGGTTCGGGTGCACCGTAGGCGTACTGCGGCTGACCGGTCAGCGGGTTTGCGGTGGCGGGCGTTTCGGACATGATTCCTCACAACACGGGCGGGCGGGAAAGGGCCGGTCGGTCGCGCGCCCGCCGCGAATGCGCGACCGACCGACGAACAGGGGCTACGAGATGACCGCGGACGGGGCCACGCCGAGCAGCTGGAACAGTCCCGGCGCGCCGGGCTGGCTGATCCAGGTAGCCCGAGTGGGCCACTGGGTGTAGTCCTCGGTGGAGAGCTTGAATTCCTTGTCCCGGGTGAACGAGGCTTTCCAGGCGTGCAGGCCGATGCGCACCGGGCCGTCGGCGATCAGCAGCATGAACGCGCGTTCCAGCGGGGTACCGCCGACGGTCTTGACGATGAACCGGCGCTTGTCCGGGTCGTAGTCGCCCATGCCCCAGTACATCGACATGATCGTCTCGTCGAACTGGTAGGGCTGAATGGTCAGCCAGTCGATCGAAACCTCGGTCTGGACCTGGCGGTTGAGCAGGCCATCCCACGAGCCCTTGACCTTGGTGTCGCCACCGTCGTTGCCCGGCTCGGGCAGATCATCGAGGCTCGAGGCACCGATGAACTGCCAGCCGGGGAAGGCTTTGGTGCCCAGGGCGGCGGCCACGAGGTCATGGGTTTCCCAGTCCTCGGGTGCCTCGGTGCCGGGTGCAGCGGTGAACATGAAGCCGTTCTTGGCGATCAGGGACGCCTTTTCCACGAACATGCGCAGATTTCCTTTCCGCGGGGTGTTGGTCTGGCTCGCGGCGGGCGAGAGGACTACCGGTTGGGGCGCAGCACGAATCGGTAGGTGGCGGTGTGGCGGTGAACATCGGGCGGTTGCCCGGCCAGCCGCTGCGCAACCGGATCGGTCACCGGGGTGAAGCTGGAGATCCAGCCCTCGGGGTAGGTCTTGCCCGCCCGCCACGCGGTGAACAGGGCCTCCTGCACCGACCACGCGAGCCGGTCCCCGTCGCGCTGGTCGCCACCGGTGTAGGTCTCGATCTCCGCGGTCGGGCGGGTGTCCATCCCGGACTCCCCCGCCCCGCCCGTGACGGTGATCAGGACGTAGGGGCGTCCGGAGAACGCGGCGCCGGTCCACTGCGTCGCGATCGTGGCATCCGGCAGGGCATCCCGTAGATATTGCTGCAGTAGCCCGGCCGCGTACGGCGGCGGGCCGAGCGGGAGCGTCATTCGCGCAGCCCCGCCGCGCGGGTCAACACGTGCAAGCCCTCGACCTTCGAGCGTTCGCCCTTGTACCCGGCGAAGTGCCCCAGTTCGATCGCCGCGGCGGCCGGGCCGACCAGGGACACGTACGCGTCGACACGGTTCTGGTCGACCTCGATGCGATGCTCACCGGAGCGGTGATGCTCGGCGAGTAGGCGCTCGGCTTTCACGCCGATCTCCAGGGCGACCTCGGCCACCGCGGGGCGCGCGATCTGCGCGACGATCTTGTTCGCGCGTTTGCTACTGATCATCTTCGGCACGGCATACCTCCCGGCACAGAACGGAGACGTGCCGCACCGCGGGGGTGCGGCCGTAGTGAAGGGGCCCGTCGGTGGGCTCCCAGGCGAACCCGCCCCAGTGGATCCGCCCGTACCGCACCGCCTCGGGTTCGACACCGTCGGGCAGGGTTCGGGCGATGATCCGGATCAGCCCGGAACCGCGCTGCGCTTCGGTGGCATCCTCGGTGCGGGCGCGCCACTGCACCGTGACCCCCGACCACACGAGCGGGGTCCGGGTGCGTGTCCACAGTGGATTGCCGTCTGAGTCCGGCCGGTAGACCGCCGGGTAGAGCGTCACCGTGTCGAACCCGGTGTCGAGCAGGCTCACGGCATCCACCGGAGAGCGAGTTTTTCCAGCCAGGCCACGAAATCCGCGCGGGCGTCCAGCGCGGCGAGCTCGGCAGACCGAGCGCGGGCGCGCGCCGATGCCGCCTCCCACACCGCGGCATCGGCGCACAGCCTGCTCACCGCGGCGATCCATCCGTCGATGTCGTCGTGGTTGACGAAGATTCCAGCATCACCGAGGGATTCCCGCAAACCGGGAGTCGGGGTCGCCACCGTCGGGATCCCGGAGGCGGCGGCCTCGACGCCGACCATGCCATAGGACTCGTAGATACTCGGCATCACCAGCACGCGGGTGCGCGTCCACACGGTGCGCATGTCGGTGGTGTTGTCGACGATGCGCAGGTTCGGATACCGGCACATCACCTGCGCCCCGTGCCCGCCGATGACCCCGAGGAACGCGATATCCGGAAGTCGTTCGGCGAGCTGGTAGAAGATCCCGGCGCCCTTGTCGGCGTTGAGGTTCACCAACGTCACGCATTCCCCCGGCGTGCTCCGATGCGCGCCGGGGTCGACCGGCGGGGCGACCACGATCGACGGGATCCCCGGTTCGGCGAGCCTGGCTGCGATCCACTGGGTGTTGAACACCAGACCGGCGTGCGGTTCGGACAGTTGCGCGCGGGTGTGGGGCATGTCGTTGTGGATCAGGAACACCACCGGGACACCGAGCGCCACACCGATACGGGCCGCGGTCGCGGTCTCCTGGTGGTGGGTCAGGATCACGTCAGGATCCAGCTGCGGTATCAGGGTTTCCGGGGTGTGGCTGCGGATCACGCGGAACCCGCGGTGGGTGTACTCGTCGGGGCCGTCCCGGTGCGCGGTGACCACCGCGGTCACGGTGTGCCCGGCCTCGGCGAGCGCGGCCAGCAGGTGCTCGGCCATCTTCTCCGATCCAGCGTTGTGGATCGGGGTCATGAAATGCACCAGCGCCACCACGCGCACGATGTCCTCCTACGGCCAAGTCCGAATCGGCGGGGTGCGGATAGTGAAGATATCCGCGGCCATGCCCGGACATCCGCCCCAGATCCGGCCCATGTCGTCATCACCGAGGGCACCCACCACCGCGGCGACCTTCCCCCGCGCGTAGGAGTAGTCGCCCTCGGTTTCGGAGGTGTAGCGGCCCGGATTGCGCAGCATGTCCGCCACCAGTTCGCCGAGCACGGTGACCCACGTCGGTTTCACCACCGCTTGCTCACACGGTTTGCGCCCCAGCACTTCGAGCCAGAGCAGATCGAGCAGGATCTGCGCCCGCGCCCACTCCTCGTCGGTGAGGGCGCGGCCGAGCAGGGCCGCGATGACCGCCCGATCCACCACCGGGCGCGGGGTCGAGCCCGGCGGGAACACCACCGGAGAATCCGCAGCGGTCATCGCAGCCCCCTCGTTCAGCTGGTCGGCGCGCCGACCGTGGTCTTACCGGTGTCCAGGTCATGGGTGACGGTCACCGGCTTGTTGCGCCCGTCGTAGGCCACATACGTCTCCGTGCGACCCTGGCTCGGCGGGGACGAGGTGTCCGGCACCGGGTCGGTGGGCACCACGGCGTTGACCGTCTGATACCCGGCACTGGCCGCGGCCTTCTTGTCCGCGGTGACCGAGGATGCCCGCTCGTGCCAGTCCTTGGTGTCCGCCGGGGCGTCACCGGGCTTGGTGGGCTGCGGCTTGGTCACATCAGACGACAGGCGGGTGCCGTTGTCCTTACTCACCATCGCTTGTTCTCCGTTTCGCTTAGCTGGTCGGGGTGTTCACCGGGAACCCGGTCAACCGGGCCGCGGCCTGGCCGCCCTGCACCGCGACCCCGCAATAGAACTCGATGCGGGTCCGGTAGGCGGGCTTTTCCTGCAGCTCGCCGAGGTCGTATGCCTGCACCCCGCCATTGGAGATGCCCATGACCCCGACATCGCCGAACCCGGACGCCCACTTCACCGCGTACACCTCGGCGGCGTTGTCGGTGATCGGCAGGATTTCGCGGTTCGACCAGTGCTTGCCGGGGTCCACAAAGGACACCCCGTTCCACTGGACAGTGGTGCGGCCGGTGATCTCCGAGCGAATGTATTCGGCCCCGCCGACCGCGCGGAACGCGGACTTGAGCCGCCCGAGGATCCGCTTGTTCGCGAACACCACATCGGGGCCGCCATCGACCAGGCTGAACAGGGCGTCCAGCTGCTCGATCACGTTCGCGTTCGTGTTCGTCCCGGCGAACTGCGCAACCTGCTTGCCGCGCAGCCGCTTACGCAAGCCGTCGAAGGACTTGGCGTTGACCTCCTCGTCGCCGTTGAACAGCGCGTCGGTGTAGGTCGACTGAGCGGACTTCACCTTCATACGGGTCTGCTGCGTGCGCAGGTCCGCGACCGATCCACTCGACGTGGTTTCCAGGAACCGGTCGACATCGGCGTCGCCACCGAGGATGGTCAACCGCTCGGTGCGCGGGTTGACCACACCCGTGGACTCGATGTACGCCTCGTTCACGGTGCGGAACGCCGTTCCCGGCAGCACCGTCTCTTCCTCATAGGAGTAGGCGTTACCCGCGATCGGTTCGATCGGGATCGACTCGAACACCGCGGATTCCTGCACGAACATCTCGGTCACGCCACGAGACAGCGGATTCGTCTCGGTCAAGGCGACCTGAGCCAGGGTCACAGCCATGGTGACTCCTTCCCAGCCCGGCCACCGCCGGGCCTCTCGTTATCGGTTGGGTTGCGCGTACGCCGCACGCACGCGGTCGGTCCCGAAACCGGGATCCGGTGACACCGGGGGCCTTCCCCCTTGGGCCATGTCCGGCCATCCACCCGAATCGCCGGAACCGTCCTGCTTGCTAGGGGCGAGCTTGTCGATCCACGCCACGATCGCGGCACGGTCGATGTCCTCCCCCTTGGCGAACCGGGACAGGTCCGCCCCCTCGAGCAGCGCATCCACATCGAGCCGGTCAGCGGCCACCGCGCGGACCTCGGCCGCCGCGATCCGAGCCAGCGCCTTGGACATCGCCTCGGCGTAGCCCTCCTTGCGGGCGGCCTTCACCGCCTTTTCCTGGTCGCTGGCGGACGCCTCGAGATGCGCCTCGTACTCCGCGGCCTTCTGCTTCAGCGCCTCGTAGTCGGCGAACTTCCCGCGCTCGCGGGAGATCCGGTCGGCCACGATCCGATCCACATCGGCCTGAGAGAAGGTCTTGCCCGCATCCGAGTCCTTCCCGGACGCGTCCTTGCCCTGCTCGCCATCCGGCGTGGTGTCTTCGGAGCCGCCGAGCACGGGCCAGATCGGGCCGCGCTTGGTGTAGCCGAGGGCACGCAGCCCGGTTCGGGCGTGTGTGGGCAAAGTGTTGTGTCGCATGGTTTCCACCTTCTGGTGTGGTCCGCACTTGGTGCGCGTGCGTGGCGCTCCCCGCATTCGGGGGTGGTCTATTCGCCGCGGTCCTCGGCCGCGGTCTGCCCGGTGAAGTGCTCGCCCTCGGCGCGCAGCACCGGGCCGAGCTCGCCGTGGTGGTGGATCGTGTAGCGCACCCTGGTCAGGTTCTGCCGATCCGTTCCCCCGGCGCGCCGGTACAGATCGCCGATCTCGTCCGCGTTGAGGTTCCGGCCGGGATCGAGGCGCCCGAGGATCGGCAAGGTGCTGCATTCGCACCGGGTGTGCAGCGGCAGCAGCTCGGCGCGCCCGTACACCCGATCGGAGGCAGCGATGCACAGCCCGCACGTCCCGCCCTTCGAGAGCTCGGGGTGCACGATCCGCCGGTAGCCGGACACCTTCGCGGCCACGTAGATCTGCTTGGTGGTCTCGCGTTCGGCCAGGCGCAGATCGTCGGAGATGAGCAGTTTCAACCGCGTCTCGGCCGCGGCGAACGCCTGCTCCTGCCCCTGCCCCACCGAGCGGGCGTACCGGTATTGCTCGGGCACCCGCCGGTACACCTGCTCGGGAGCCACGCCGCGCAGCCGCGCGGGGAGTTTCGTGCCGATCGGCCCGACATCGCGCCCGGTGAGCTCGGAGAGGACGCGGGCCAGCCCGGCATCGGTCAGCGCCGCCGCCTTGGACTGCGCCGCACCGGCCAACCGCGCCCAGCCCTGCACCGCGGCGTCGGGCCGATAGAACTCATCCTCGTCGAGGTTCGCCAGTATCCGCAGCAATGCCGCGGTCGTCGTTTTCAGCAGGTTCCGCCGAGCCGCGGTCATCTGGTCCACCAACCGCACCAGAGCTGGTCGCGCCATTCCCATCTCCGTTCAGTGCAGCGTCGAGCAAATCGGCGGCGGCGTCGGCCTCGTCGCGGGCGATGGCTTGCGGGGACATCTGCAGGATGTCGCGCTTGATGGTGCGCTTCGCGAGGATGCCGACCATCTTCACCGCGGCATCAGAGCGCTCCGAGAGCGTGAACCGCTGCGCCGAGGCGAACATGGCTTCCATGTCGTGCAGATCCGCGCGCCGGTCGTCGCCGATGACGCGGAACGCCAACGCCATCGTGCGCTCGAGCGGGTCCTGGAATGCCCGGATCCGCTGCTCGCATTTCGCCAAGAACGTATCGAGGCTGGCGGTGTAGGCGTCCGCGCCGATGTTCACCAGGTCGCCGCCGAGCATGTGCTGTGCCGGGGTGCGTGAGGTCTTGGCCATCGCCATCACATCGGACTCGTTCGCTTTCAGGATCGGCGTCAGGTCCACCGAGTCGAACTCGCCGAACTCCACCGCCCCGCGCAGCGCCCAGAGCGCATCCGGGCCCGAGCGCAGTACCGCGTTCAGGTCGATCGGCTTGCCGTCGGCGTCGACCTTCGGGATATCGCCTTTCACCCACCGCTGTTTGAACGCCTGCACCGCGGCGATCACCATGCGGTCGAACGTCTCGCGGTCGAGGCGGTCCTGAATGTCGATGGCGTTGCCCTCGAATTCGGCCATCGAGGCACCGAGCAGGTCACGCCGGTTCGCGAACCGGGTAATCAGGACCTCGTCGATCGGGACCCGACCCGAGGGGGATTCGTCGATCTCCCACCCGTTCGGGCTCACCACCCCGAGACCGCGCCAGCGGGTCTTGTTCGTGGCCCGGTAATGCACCACCAGACCGGGAAGCTGCACCACGGCGCGGTCGAGCTCGTCGAGGTCGTCGTGCCAGAGCTTCACACCGGCGATCGGCTTACCCGTGGTGGGGTCTTCCTCGGTGATCACCTGCCGGGGATCCTCCACGGTGATCCGCGGAATCCCGTCCACCGGCGGGCCGACCATCGTGTACCCGTCCCGCATCGTCAGCGCGGCGTCGAACAGCAGCGTCGACCAGTAGTCGAGACTGTTCGCCTGCCAGATACGCCACGCCGCCTCGTCCCCAGTTTCGTCGGAGACCGCGCCGGTGCGGAACCCCAACGGGTGCAGCCGGTCGAGCACGGCCTCGGCGATCAGCGCGAGATAGTTCGTGCGCGCGCGGCGCAGAAACACCTTGTACGCATCCTCGAGCGCGGCCTGGTCGTACTCCGCAGGCAACGGCGGATCCCCGGCCGCCCGGTCCCGCAGTTCCTGAATGACCGGTTGACGCTCGTGCAGCTTGCGCACCAGGCGGGCGAACCACCAGTCCGGGGAACACGGGACGTCCAGCTGTGTCAGCAACGCGGCCCCCTACCTGACTCGGATGATTTCGCCGACCGCGTTGTGTGCCTCGAGCGCGCCCGAGGCGAGCGCGTCACCGCGGGCTTCCCACGCCAGCATCGCCGCGTACGCGAGGTCGATGTGTTCGGGTGAGTCGTCGCGGGTCTTGCGCACGTACCAGAGCGGGTTGCCCTCGTCGTCGCGTAGTTCCATCGGCACCCGGCGGGCGTTCGCCACGTGCGCGGCGAGATCCGGATCCCCGTTGTGCGTGACCGCGCGCAGCTCGATCGCCTGCGCGAAGTTGCGGCACATGTTCCCGACCGCGCGCTTGCGGTTCATCGCCCACGAGACCACCCGGTCCTCCCCGTGTCGTTCGGCCCAGCGGCGTAGGTCGTCCCACCAGTAGGCCGGATCCGCGTACAGCCGCCACACCGTGAACCGGCCGTACGCGTCGTCGAGAACGGCGTCGACCTCATCGGCGGGCACGTACCATTCGTCGTCGCGGTCCAGGTGCGTCGGCCGCGGCCAGTGCCCCAGCTTCACCAGCAGTCCGGAGGCCACGTCGCACGCCATGAGGCCGGTCGAGTCCCGGCTGCGCGCGCCGTCGAACCCGAGCGTGATCAACGCGCCCGGCTCGAGCACCCCGCCCGCGTCACAGCCGCCCTCGGCGACCGGAGCCTTCCACCGTGCGGCGTTGAACGCCTGGCGCGCCGATTGGGTGGTGCGGTTGAGCCACACCCGCTCGAGATAGCCCCGGTCGACACCGGGCTGCTCCCACTGCCGGGCGATCGCCTCGAACTGGCCGGGACCGTATTCGCCTTCCGGGCCGCGTGCCTCGGCGACTGCGGCGATCCGCCCCTCGAGCGTGGACAGGTCGTGCTCGGGTCCGGCCTCGCGGTGGAAAAAGAACAGCTGCGTGTCGCGGGTGCCCTCGCGGGCGATCTTCTTGGCCTCGTCGTGCACGGTCTCGGCGACCGAGCGCATCCCCGGCTCGTAGGCGGTCGTGGTGTACAGCGACCACGGCTGTGCCATCGGCCGCTTCGGGAGGTTGGCTTGCATCGTCGTGTGTGCCGCGCGGTGCCGGTCGGTGTCCATCCGGTGCGGCTCGTCGAACCCCTGAAACGTCGTGCGCGCACCGTCGCGTGCGCTCGGCGCCGCGGCCAGCGACACAGCTCGCCCGTCCCCGCTGGCGCGCATGATCCGGTCGAGCCCGATATCGAACAAGTCCGCGTCCGGGCCCTCGGCGCACATCGTGTACAGCACCGTGTACGCCAGCTCGTCGGACTGCTCCTCGGTGTAGGCCAACAGCGGAATGTACGGATCATTCACCGCCACCCCGACCGGTTGCCCGTTCGCGTCGAACCCGTCGCAGCGCACCGGCGCCTCCGGGTGCAGCTCGGCGTAGCCCACCGCGCCCAGCAGCTCCGTTTTCGCCAGCCCCTTGCACACCGACACGAACACCCGCGAGAACCGCCGGTGCCCCGCCAGTCGGTGCCCCGGCGGGAACACCTCGTACGCCCGGTACAGGATCGCCGCCTTCTCCGGACTCACCCTGTACGGTTCGCCCTTCAAATCGCCGGGCCCGAACACGGCGCGCTCCTCGAGGAACGCCACCAGCTGCGGCCCGAGCGTGGGCCACGGCGTCTCGTCGAGCTCGGGAACGATCAGGCTGCTCACTGCACCGCACGCAGCACATTCCGCGGATCGTTCGCCGGATCCGGTGGCGTCGGCTTCGCCGTCTCGGCCTTGCGCTTGCGGGTCCGCGCCGCGGCGTCCTCGCCCTTCTCGATCTCCCACTGCAACCGGCGCCGGTCGATCGGCGAGAGCCCGAACCGCTGTTCCTGCAGCCGGATCTCGGCGGCGATGAACGCCCGATCCCGCGGCTTACTCGCCGGTGCGGTCCAGTAGTCATCGTGCAGCGCGGCCAGCATCAGCAGCCCGTGCACGTCCGACTCGGTGAACTCCGGCGCCATCGGCGAGGCCCACACATCCACCCACCACGTCAGCGTCAACGCGTGCCACCCCTGCTCGCGCGGCGGCAGCTCCGGGGCGGTCAGGCCGTGATCGGCCGAGAGCTTCGCCGCCGTCGAGGTCTTGTTCCGTCGCTGGCGGGTCGCTGTCGGTTTCGGTGACTGCGGCATCCCGGCCCCCTCGCTACGTTCCGAAATCCGTCGGCCGCCGGTACCGTCCCTGGCAGGGCCGGGCTCAATTCCCCCTCCGAGCTCGGCCACGGGCCGCGTCGCACTCCCCCCGGCGGCGCGGCCCACCCCTATCGTCACGCTCTGAAACCCTGGGATCCGTACGGATCAAATCCTGCAGTACACGGCGGTAACCGGCACCCCCTGAGGGGAGTCACCCCCTGGGGTTCAGTCACGCAACGTGATCCGCAACGGTTTGCCAGCCGCGCGAGCTCGCCGCGCCGCGCTGGTCTTCTCGCGGTGACAATCCTTGTGGATCGGCCTCATGTTGTCCTCGGCGTAGGTGCCACCGTCGGCCACCTCGTGCACGTGATCCACATGAGAGGCACCACCACTACCGCACCAGTAGCACACGCCATGGTAGCGACGCAGCACCCGAGCACGCCGTGCGTTGTGGTCCTTGGGCCGCACCTGGTTGCGCGCGCTGGTGTGCACCCACGGCACCACCGGATGCGCCGGGCAGGGCTGCAGGTTGGGACACCTCACGTTCCGGCACGGCTTCCCTGGGCGTACCACCGTTCAGCACCCACCCGGAATTACATGGAAATGCATCACAGCGGGCGGCCTCCGTTCGGGCGCTGGCTCGGGTAGATCCCGAACACCGCCTTGAAGATGTTGGCCGCCAGCCCGTGCACCATGTGCTCGGGCACCTTCTCCGCACGCAGGGCCCGCACCAACGCCGTGTAGGGATGCGGCGACTTCGCCCACCGCGCCAGCCCCTCACCCTTGGTCCAGTAATGCCACAACTGCGGGCCGAGGATCTGCAATGCGGAGGCCACACGCTCACCTCCCGTGGTGGCGTGATGCTGTTTGCGTGTTAGCAGAACTGTTTACGTGTTAACAGAACCGGTAGCTACTTGCCACGCTTCGTGTTGTGGCTGCCTTTCTTCGGGCCGGGCTTGTTCCCGCGCCCGGACAGGCGCTTGTCCTTCGGGGTGCCGGGGTTCGGTTTGGTGCCAGGCATGGCGACTGCTCCATTCCGGTGATGCGGGTAACGGGTGAGGGCGAGCGGTCGATGTCCAGCACACAGCCACTGGAGGGCCAGCTATGGGCATGATCCGCAAGACGACCTCGATGATCACGTTCGGTGCGGTCGATTTCCGTTCCGACAAGGAGCGCATCGCCCGCAACACCAAGAAGGGCGCGAAGGAACTGCGCAAGCAGAACGACCTCATGATTCAGCAGCAGAAGCTGGCCGCCAAGAACGCGAGACTTGAGCGGAAACTCGAAAACGAAAGCCTCGCCGAGCAGAATCGCCTGCTTGCCGAGGAGGAGTGATCTGGGCATAGCGCCGCCCCTACAAAGCGTGATCTTACCCGTGACCTGCGCGGACGATCAAGCCGCCTCGCGCGCGACACGCCGCCGGTACACCGCAGCGACCTCGGCGGGTTCGTAGCCGCGGCCGGGGCTCAGCAAGCCGAGGTGGCGCCACCGCCGCAGTGTGGCCGCCTGGATCGCCGGGAACCCCAGGTGCTCGAGCGCGGCGATCGTCTCGCTCGCCGACAGGCGCCTACCCATGCCGTCCACGGTAGACGAACCCCGCGAGCTCCCTCGGGCTCGCGGGGTTCGCTGCATCGCCGCGGTCAGTGCCAATGCACGTTGCGCCGGGTGTCGATCCGGGGATCAGTCTCAACGTGGCCGTAGTAGTTGGTGTTGAAGTGGTCCAGCTGCGAATCGGAATCGTCGTAGTTGTAGGCGCGGTGGATGTCCCTGATCGCCTCGAAGAGTGCGCGCATTGCGGGCGTGGCCACCTTGTGCTCCTGGCCGAAGTCGTCCGACTTGATCGTCCATCCCCATTCGGCAGGAATGTTGCGGATGACAATGTCGATCGACCCGCCGCCCGAGAAATGCTCGGTGCGCACGCTGTACTTGATCTCGGTGGGCGCCCCGGCGATCGGCGCGAACAACGCGGGCGTCTTGTCGCTGTCTCCGGTGGCGGCGTTGCCGACCTTGCGCGCGAGCTTGATGTCCTGACGCATGAGCTTCGCGATCTCGGCCAGCGGCAGAGAACGCACCTCCCGATACCGGGCGCCCTCCCAGCGGGGATAGCGCACCCGCCGGGCATCGGCCGGTGCGGCGACGCGCTGCAGGCGCACCAGGGCGCGGCGCGCGGCATCGCGCTCGGCCTCGGAGGTCTTCGGGTGCTCGATCAGCGCGGTCAAGCGGTCGATGGTGCTGGCAGTGGACATGTTCGGCCCCTTCGTTGAAGTGACTGGGTTTCCTTGCTGACACCACAAACTATACACTCAAACTAGCAGTTCTGCTAGTGTCATTGATTCGAAAACTCACCCTCATATCTATTTCTTTCCGCTAGCAGATCTGCTAGTATTTCGTTGTCAGCAAGGAAGGGAGGGGGTGATCATGGACAAGGACGTACGCAAGCTGATTCGTCGGCTTGAAGCGCAGGGGTTCGAGGTGCGGTACTCAGCGAAGGGCTACCCGCTCGTCTACCGAGATGGAGAGTTCGTCACGAAGCTGCCGCAGACCCCGAGCGACTGGCGAGGGTTGAAAAACTCCGTCGCCCACCTCAAGCGTCACGGGTACCGCCCGTGATGGTTGAGTGAAGGGGACCGGCTAGTAATCGGCTAGCCGGTCCCCGCCCACAACCAGGTGTCAGCAAGGAAGGGGCGAACCCAGAATGCCATGGTTCGCGGCGCACATCGAACTCGACGTGCGCCCTACACACGAGACCAACACGGACACGTTCTTCGAACGCCTGCAGCCACACCACGCCTCCACCGGGTTGAGCCCGTATGGCTACCTCGACGCGCAGCTGTCCATCGAGGCGCGCACCCTGCCCGAGGCAAGCACCGCGGCAACCCGCGCGGTCACCGAGGCCGCCCGCGCCGCCGGATACGGCACCCCGCAGATCGTGGCACTCGAGGTGCTGACCGAGGCCGAGCACACCGCCCGGCAGGACAACCCCGTGGTGCCGCCGCTGCTGTCCAAGGCCGAGGCCGCCGCCGAGCTCGGCGTCGTGCACCAGCGGGTACAGCAGCGCGCCGACGAGCTCGGCGGAATCAAGGTCGGCAACGCCTGGGTGTTCCCCGCCGCGCGGATCGCCGCCGACCGCGACCATCACGGATAGTCGCCGACCAAGAACAAAAAGAGTTCGACCCCGAATCCGGGGTCGAACTCAACATGCGGAAGTTATCTCTAAGATTTCAGCCTGCCAATTTCACTTCCCAACCTTCTCCTCCCGCTTCTCTTTCATCTGCTTCAGCGTCTCCCCCGTTATGAAGATATCATCAAGAACACTAGCCATCAGTGTAAGCACCTCCGATGAATCCTCCTTTTCTGGTACGATCTTTAAGTCATGGACCGCATCGTTTCCTGAGTCACGAATCCCGTGTGCAGCATCCTTGACAAATAGTCGAATATGCCCTTGCTCGTGAAGGTTGTCTATCTTCTGCTGCAAGTTCCCCTTGACAGCCCCCTTGGTCTTAGCCGCCGCTTCGATTACTGCTCGAGCCAGGATCACAGAGGATCGGTAGCAACCAACGCTGTGCGCCCTATGGGCCTCATCCGCCATGCTCGCGATATCGGCCGGAACGTGATCATAAGTTTTCCCAATCGGACCCATGGGATGCCAGACTATTTCCAACTCTCCGGTGTCGATCATTTCGGTAACAATATCCGGGTGATCATTAGTGTCATCACAAGAAGTCAACCCCACGCTGTGTGCATTACATTCACCACACACGAACGCCAGGGACCATCCTTTATGTGTACTCGACAAATGTTGAAGGTGAGGGATTAGGTTGAGCTTCAGTCGGGAAGGACTGCCAACAGGTTTCTGCTGCGCTTTCACGTTGCAGCACCAACATTCGCGAGCGACCACGGCGATACACCTCTCGGCATCAAACGGGCAGTATAGCTATTGATCGGGCATTGGTCGTGGTGCGTTACTGGCGCACCTGCACCCCCTGTGACACATGCAAACGGGCCAGGTCCAACCCGGTGTAGACGGTTCGGCACGATCGGCACCGCACCCCGGATGCGTCCGGGAGCGGGTACACGTGTCCGCTGCAGTTGATGCGCATGCAGTCGCCCGCAGGCGGGTCCGGGGCGAGTCCGACGAGCTGCACCAGGCGTCGGCGGATCTCGTCGAGCTCGAGCGCGTACTCGTCGACCCACGGTTGCGCGAGGATCCATCCGTGGTGGCTGCGCAGGAACGCGCATTCGTCGGGCATGTTGACGTGCTCGGACTGCTCGATCTCACGTTCGCGGGCGATGATGCGGGTCCACAAGGTGATCGCGGCCAGCGCGCCGACGTTCTCATACTCGTCAACCTTGCTGCGCGGGTCCATTTCCACGATCACGTCGTCGCGGGCCGGGGAACGGGAACCGTATCCGGGCGCGTGCCGCGCTTCCCCGCCGTGCACCGGCAGCGCGGAGAGCGCCGCGAAGCAGGCTTCGATCTCACGCAGCCACCGCAGGATCCGGTTCCCGCAGTCGGCACACAGGTTGCTGCTCGGTTCGGCCTCGACGGGGCGGGTTTCGCTCGAGCAGCGCACGCACACCAGACTGGTCATCACTGCGCCTGTCCGGAGATGTAGGGCGCGACAACCTGGTCGAACCAGCGCATCGCCTGATCACCGCCGCCGACGAAGGCCACCATCCCGTCGTAGCGGTCATGCCACTCGTCGGTGTACTCGTTGCACCACTTCCACTCCAGGCCCTGATCGTCGAGCCACTTGCCCAGCTTGGACATCAGGCGAACGTGAAGTTCGGAGCACCGCTCACCATTGTCGCCGCGGTAGCCGTAGGCGGTATCGAAGCTGAGCACCACCTGCGCCCAACCGTTCTCGCTCGGATCGCTGTCGATGCAACGTCGATGCTTCTCCACCTCCTCCTGGGTGACGACGTGCTCCGGGTTCCACAAGCTCGGTCCCACTTCGGCATCGCAGAACTTGTCGCAGACGTGCCGGATCCCATCATCGTTGCTGTACTTGACCGTGAGGATGGCGGACAGTCCGATCCCGATGGGGTTCGCGATCCACTTCACCGAGGCAGATAAGTAGCTCTCGCCCCGCTCGGGCTCGATATCGTCGGGAGTGTCCAGCAGGTCTCGGCCGAAGCGGTAGACCTTCATCGCGTCGACAGGGCCAGCGATGGCCACCTTGGTGTTCAGGGTCATGGCCGCACCTGGCCTCTGCCGAGCCGGGCGTGCCGGTCGAATCGCGGGCCGGTGTTGCGCTGCTGCTGGAACTGCAGAGCGCGGCGCATAGGGGCGTCCGGCCGTGGCTGGGTGAGCTTCGGGAGATTGGCGCTCGCAGCCTGGAATGCTCGCGCGAGCCTGGCCGCCGTGGCCTCGGCGAACGCTCGAACCACCGCGGCGAGCGCGTTGTGCGCCTCGAGCATGCGCGCCACGGCATCCGGGTCGACCTCGTCGAACCATGGTCGTGTGGCACCCGCGCGCCCGGCGTGCCACCGTTGTTGGCAGGACTCCGAGCAGAAGTCGTCCGAGGGGGAATCGCCGAGCTCACGGCCGCATTGCTGGCAGCCGATCGCGGCGTCGATCTGGTCGAGTATGTCGTTCACAGCGCGCCCCGATCTGACCATTGCACGCCGTCGCCGCCGTAGTGCGGGCCGTCGTGCTGGGCGCCGAACACGCATCGGCGGCGCAGGCCGTCGAGGGCGCGTGACGGACTTGCACTGCTCGTCCTCGGGCTCGGGAGGGGCGAGGCGTTCGAGTGCGTCGGCGATTCGCTTCAGCGCCAAGGTGATCGCGCCGGGTTCTTGGGTGCTCACTGCTGTACCTCCACGGTGATTTGCTTGATCCCGCCGCGCATGCCGGCCACGACCGTCACGGGCTCGGCCCCGTCCGCGCCCGCGTGCAGGGCGCGCGTGACGAAGGTGGCGAGCTCGTCGAGGGTCATGCCGGTACGCCGGTCGGTGGCTTCGTTGGTGAGTTTCTGGTGCAGTGGCATCGGTTCATTCCTCCTCGGCGGGCTCGGAGTTCGCGCCGAGCGCGACGTGGTGTTCGGGGACGACGATCTCGGGTGCTTCGAGCGGTTGGAATGCGCTACGCGGGATCTGCAGGCTGACCTTGACCACCACGCAGCCGGGTTCGGTCTGCGCGGGGTGTTTCTGGGTGCACTTGATGACCCGCAGTTCGTGGCCGTAGCTCGGGTGTTGCCGTACCTGCAGGTAGGTGGTGCCGGTGGCGTCGGTGGGTTTCATGGCGTGTGCTCCTGGGTGGTGACGGTGAGCCAGAGCCGCCGGGGCCCGGGTTCGGTGTGGATGATGGGCATTTCCTCGGTGACGTAGTCCGGGGTGTCGTCGGGGACGATCCCCGCGTCCACCAGTCCGTCGACCGCGGCTTTCTGGGTGGGCATGAGGTTCGACGGGTCGCGGCGAGTGGCGTCGCTGACGCGGTAGTGCAGCCGCACGGTGATGTGCTTCTGGCGGCCGATGCGGGCGGCTTTCGCGGCCCACCCGACGCCTTCGCGGATCCGGGATGTGCGCGCGGCGCGGCGGCCCCAGTCCAGGCGCATGTTCGCGGTGAGCGGCGGGCCCACCTGTAGCGAGGTCTGCTCGCCGCGGCGGTGCGGTGGGCGCAGCATCGGCACCTCGAGCTCGTAGTCGGTCATCTCTGGCTCTCCTGGTCGGCCTTGTCTCGCCGGGACGGGTGCGCGGCCACGGCGATATCGGGTTTCCCGGTGCGTCCTGATCGGGTGCAGGGGTAGCCGGGTGCGGCGTGGCAGTGCGGGCAGGGCACGGACAGGACGGGTCCGTGTTTGGGGACCCAGCCCAGCGAGGCGGATACCTGGTCGACGATTTCGCGGACACGCGTGTCGCTGGCTGGTTGGTTCAGCATGGTCCGGTGTTCGGCCATGCGCCGGGATGCCTTGTCTTGGCGGCGGCCCCGGATGATGACGGCGACGTGGCTGGGCATGATCCACTCGCTGGTGTGGTGAAAGTGCGTGATCACCGCGTCTCGGGCCTCGGGCCAAGTCCAGCGTCCGAGGGCGGCTTGCTCGCTCCACGCCTCGAGGTCGGATTCGCTGGGGTTGCGCCCGTCGTGGGCGACGATCAGCGAGAGCAGATCGACCACCTGGTCGCGGGTCAGGGTCATGATGCACCGCCTTCGAGGGCTGGCAGGGGTGTGGATTTCAGGGCTTGCAGGGCGCGGATCTTGTCGTCCTTGGTCGGCTTGCGGCCGCGGTTCGGTGCGCGTTCGGCGGCGTTGCGCATCCAGTTGCGCCAGGTGGCGACCCAGTCGAGCTTGGTCGCGTCCTTCCCGGTTTTGGCTTGCCAGTAGTCGATGAATTTCGCGGTCTCGGTGCGCCCGTCGACGTGCGGGGTGTGTTCCCGGGCCCAGGTCACCATCTCGGGTGTGGCGGCGAAGTCGTCGGGGATTCTCGTCCCGCGCGTGGCTTTCTTGGAAGACGAACGTAGTGAGTCTTCTTCTTTCTCTGGTACGGGACGGGTCGGGGTAGCGTTTTGCTTGGCATCACCGCTGGCACTTGCTTGGCCGTTGTCAGCGGTTTGCTTGGTGTTGTGGGCCTTGGCCCGCCCACCCCGGCGTCCGGCCTCGGCGCGTTTGGCCCGCAGGTCTTTCACCTGGGCCGCGGTGGGCTGGTAGCTGTCCCATTCGTGGAACCGGTAGCCGCCTTTCGTTCGCCGCCACAACCCGCGGTCGAGCAACGCTTGCACAGCGGTCTCGGGGGTATCGCAGAGCCGCGCGGGCAGGTTGGCGGGCACGAAACCGTCGGTGAGGTTCCGGGCTGACCAGCTACCGGCACGGGTCCACAACGCCACCGCACTGTCCGGCGCGTCGAACACCTTGGGATGGTCGTAGAACGAGTCGTCGACCTTGAACCACGGCATGCGGGTTACGACACCTTCCTCGTGTGATTCGTCGAATGCGTTGCCAGCCCGAGACGGTCGCGGATCCGGCCGACGGTGTAGGTGGACCATTTGGTGTGCACCGCGATCTCGGTGTCGGTCCATCCGGCGTGCCAGAGCTCGGCGAGTAGGCGCTCACCGTCCTTACGGTCCAACGCCTCGGCGGGCAGGGCGCCGCGCATCGCTTCGGCGTAGGCCCAGCGGCGGCGCTCGGCGTGCACGTCGGGCGGCTCGGGTATCCGTACCAGGCGGATCACGACGGGCCCCGGTTCAGCGCGGCCACCGCCACCCGCAGCGTGGACCACCCGGGGCCTTGGTCGGCGAGCAGCGCCGAGACCGCCGCGTCCACCGCGGCCGGGTCGGGGCCGGGGACCACCCGCGCCAGCTCGAGAGCCGACGCGGGCAGGTCCGCGGGTCTGGTCATCGTTGCGGGGTAACGCTGTCGGGGCGCACGCCGTAGTGCATCGGCACCCCCGAGAGGGTGCCCTCGTCGATCTGTTCGACGAGCTCGTCGAACGCCTCACGGCGGGCCACGTCCGGACGCAGCAGCTTGTACCCGATCTTGAGTTCCCCGTCCTTGATCCGATACCGCAGCCGCGCGGTGACGTTGACCGGATCGGCACCGATGAACGGGGCCAGCCGCAACTCGAACCGTTCCGGGACCTCGATCTCGCCGCGGCTTCCCGCTTTCGCGGTGGTTTCCTCGGTGAACGACAAGGCGATGTCGCCCGAGTCCAGGTGTGTCGACCGGTTGAAGTCCGCGCGGGTGTGGGCGCGGAAGGTGCGGGCGATCGTGTACATCGCCGCCGAGTCCGGCGAGACGATGGTGTGCGACAGATCCTCGATCAGCTCGGCGAACCACTCCTGAGCCCCCAGGTGCCCGTCGGCTTCGAGCCAGCGCCGCCAGTCGGGATCCTCCAGCAACCGCAACTCGACCCCGTGATCCCGCCAGCCCGCCAGCTCGGAATTCGCGTGATCGTTGAACACCGCCGCCACACAAGCGGTCGCCTCGTGGGCCCACAACGTCGTGTTCGCGTTGGCGAGCCGGTTCACGTAGGCGATCAGGCTGCCCGGATCATCCACCCGCGCCAGCCCGCGCAGACGCAGCGGCACCTCGAGGTACTGCTCAAGATGCACCACTTCGAGGTGGCGGCGATCATCGAGTACCCGCACGATCGTCGGCGCATCCAGACTCGGCCGGAACGGCAGCGGGTGTTCGGCATCATCGGCGGCCACCGCGTAATCGGCGATCCGCTCGATCGCTTCGGCAGTCAGGTCAGTCACGGTCTACCTGCTCTCTCGGCCACAGGCCGGATTGATGGGGGTGTTCACGCGAGAGCTCGCCGCTATTGCTGGCGAACCAAATATCGGTTTTCCGGTCGAACCGCGGCAAGGCGGGTTTGATGTCGTCGGTGACCTCGACCATCGCCTCGCCCGCTTTCGAGGGCTTCACGCTCACCGTGTACGTGAGCTTCCCCGCGCGGCCGGTCTCGCACACCGCCGCGACCAGGGCCATCACCTGCGCGTCGAGCTCGCGGGCCGTGCGGCCCTTGTTGTGTTCAGCGAGGAACGCCAGGAATTGGCCTCCCGCGTCATGTTCGTTGTCTGGCAACGAATTTCACTTCCTTCCCATTTCTCGCGCGGCCTTATGCCGCGTCGCTTGGTTCCAGAACCGGCACGTAGTGGCCGAGATCGTCGAGGAGCACCCACCCGTGCCACGCGGTCAGCACCGGCACCGCGGCCGGGTTCATCCACGACCGGCACGCCCACCCGAACCGCACCGCCTCGTCCGGATGCTCGGTGACATACCGGTGGCACGGCGAGCACAACCACATCCCGTTGGCAGGCGCCCAATGCCCGCCCTGGGAGCGGTTCTTGCGGTGATGCCACTCGGCGGCCTGCACATAGCCGCACCGCTCACACCACAGCCCGGCACGGTCCTTGACGATCTGGCGTGCCCTGGTCTCGTTCATGCCGCGGCACCTCCTCGAGCAGCGAAGGGCAGGGGGTCTTGTGCCGCGCTGTCCTGTGCCCGAGCCGTCGTACTCCAGCCCGTGACGTACGCGCCGGGGAGCCCGGAACGCCCGAGGATCCGTGCGTCCTCGTGGCCGTAGGCAATCAGGACTGAGGGGGCGCCCGAATTCTTGGCGGCTATGCCGTCCTGGCGGCAAAAGTGCACCCGGCCGTCGAGGAACAACAGCGCAGTTGCCCGCTGCCACACGGTGGAGACGAACCACGCCGTCTCGGTCCGGGCGAATACGAGCGCTGTTCCTTGGCCGTGCTCGGCGAGCCGCGCGAGCCAGCCGCGCGCGTCCCGGTTGTAGGGCGGGTTCAGCCATACCCGCCCCGACCATGCTGCGGCGAGCCCGTCACCGTCCTCGGCGGCGATGTGGTATCTCGCGGTGGGCCAAGGCCGCGGTGCCGGGGCGGCGCACGGATCGAGGTCGAAGTCCCCGAGCTCGCGCAGCAGCCACCAGGGCGTCAACCAGTTGATCGAGCGCGGTCGCTGCGATTCATGGCTCATGAAACCACTCCCGCCATCTGGTAGGCCTGCCGCACGAGTGCGCCGATGGATTGCACAGTGACGGCGATATCGCGCACCGCGCGCACGTGATCGGCAGCGGCCTGGGCTTTCGTTGCCGCAATCCGGTACGCCTGGTACTGCTCGGCGCAGCGCTCGCCGACCCACGCGTCCCGCTCGGCCGCGGTCGCGCCATCGCGGCGGACTTTCGGGCAGTCCTCGGAGAGGATCGCCCGCCGCTGCACCGACTGATAGGCCAGCTCTGCGTCGGTCTCGGCGTCGCGCGCGTCCCGCAAGGCAGCCTCGGCGCGCGCGACTTCGGTGATCGACTGGCGCAGCTTGCGCTCGACATCGACCGGTGACCACGGCCGGTAGGGCTCGGTCACGGCTGCGTCTCCTGTCGTTCCTGAAGTCCTTGCGTGCGCAGAATGTCCAGGAACTCGCCGAGCTGCTGCTCGGTGGCATCACGCGAGCCGTGCCCGTACAAGCTGTTGAAATACTCCTGAACCGAGGCCATGTGCACGCCGTTCTCCTTGACCCATACCGCGATCTCGTTGCGTAGCAGGAGTTTCGGATCCGGTGGCGCTTCCCGTTCGGCCGCGCGGTTGCGGGCCTCGTCGGCCGAAGCGATTCCCTTCTTCGTGTCCGCTGCGAGGGCCGCGACGATCGCCCGACCCCACGCCGAGGTTTCCGCGTTCTGCAGCTCGCTGCCCTTGGTGTAAGGCGTGCGTCCGGGAAACTGCTCGTAGGCCATGCCGATCCCCGGACGCTGATCCTCCGGGGACCGATACGCCGCCGCCACAGCGACGATGAACACCTGGTCGCCGATGGTCTCCACCCGGTACGGGGCGGCCAGATCGGCGGGCTGCAACGAACCGTCGGGATACTTCTCGCGGAACTCGACGATCCGTGCAGCCACGTCGATGTAGTCGTTCATCTGGAAGTTGCTCACGACCGATCACCGCCCGAACCGCCGAGCTCGGCAGCGCGCTCGTGTTCCAGTGCAGGTTCGTCCCCGTACCCGCGAGCGCGACACCGTGAGTCCCCACAGACACGCGCCATCTCCGGTGTGCACAACTCACACTCGAGCGCGCTCATGACCCACCACCCGGAAGCGCCTTGAGCGCGTCTCCGAGAAGTTCCTGCCACCGCTGCGCGATGACCTCACCCGCACCAGGCTGAGCGCGGAACGACACGTACGGGCTGCCCTCGCGGACCTCGATACCCGGCACAACCTCGCCGGTGGATTCGATCACCGCGGCACCGTGCTTCTTCGCCGAATCCTTGAGCGCAGCCAGAAACGAGTCCCGCACGGTCGGCACGATCTCGTCGGGCCGATGTTGCCGTACCCACTCCAGCAGGGCCCGCCCGTCGGTGACCACCGGACGCACCTGCCCAGAAACCAACGACACCTTGCCCAACTTGGTGTCATCATCCAGAGCCGCGGCCTTCGAATCACCGGGCTCCAGCTCCTCGAGGAACCGCAGCTTCAACTCGGCTTGCGCGTCCTTCACCCGCGCCTCCAGCTCCCGCAGCATGGCCAACCGAACAGCCAGAACGCGCCCGTCCTTCACGCCACACCACCATTCGCAACATCCCGGTACCAGCACAGCGCGTCGGCCATCGCCTCCGCGTGCGCAGCCGGATCACGTCGATACGTCGCGGCGATCGGTTCCCGCAGATCCCGCGGCAACCGCGACCAGCACCCCCGGCACGCGAACAACCGCAACGGCACCATCCGCCCGCACCCGCCCGGACAATCGTGAAGGCGTGTCATGAATCGGCCCCAGCTACCGCCAGCAGCGGCGCACACCGCCACTCGTACCGATCGACGGTCCGGGTCTGCTCGACCATCGGAACCTGCACACTCGGATCCGGCACCATCTCGGTGACGGTCTCCTCGCCGACCTTGACCCGCTCGCACACGTCGGAGCGGTCGCCCAGAGCCTTGAACCTCATGTCGTGCCACGACACCGCCAAGTTGAACCGTTCCCCGTGGATGTCTTTCTCCACCTTCGCGCCGTGTTCCAGTGCCGCACGCGCGATCGCCGCAAGTTCCTTCGCCGAACGCGGACACCAGATATCAAGCCCATACGTCCGATCCAGGTACGCCACCCGAATCTCCGGGTGCGCCTCGACCATGTCCGCCAACGCGCGCAGAGCGTCCGCCTTACGTCTCGCAATGTCCACAGCGGACTCGTCAACAACGGCCATCGTCACCGCTCCTTGTTCATTCGTTCAGTAATCGCCAGAAGGGCATTGAGATCGCGGCTCCGAACCGCGGACAGGTACATCGGGCTGCGCAGCCGCATCGCGGCATGCCGCGGACAGAACTCGGCATTCCCGATCCGCCACGCCGCCATCTCCCGGCAGCGCTTGTGATCGCAGCGCTCGCCCAGCGCCATGGACGCAGCCGAATGGACCTCACAGATCGAGTAGTCAGGCATCCGCGGTCACCGCCTCACGCGGTGGCACCAGCGTCCGGCGCCCCCGTCCGGGGCGTTCGAACAAGCCGTCCATCCCGCGCGGCTCCGGCCTCGGCCGGGGCTCGGTTCCGCCGCCGGGTGGCCGGAACTCGGTGCAGATGTACAGCTGCGCCAGCGGCACCCGCCCGAGCTCGTCGCGTGGACCGTCCAGCCACTCAGCCGGGGTCTTTCCCGCCAGCGCGGTCAACAGCAGCGGGCAGCCGGACCCCTTGTTCATGTTGCGAAACGGCGCATCCACCAGACACCGCTCGCACCACATCGCCGTCCACGCGTGCCCCTCGGTGCCGTTCGCGAACGGCGCCCCGTCCCGCGCATCCGCCTGGATCTCCGCATAGGTCCTCATCGCGTCGCCCCCAACAGCAACCACGCGATCCCGACACCGACCAACACCAGCGCCGAACACACGGTGAGCGCGACACGAACCGCATGCCGACTCGCCGGAACTCGTTGCGGCGCAACATAAGGGACGGATGCCATCAGCTGTCGCTGCAGACGAAGCTCGGCGGCAGTCACCATCACCGGCGTGGGTTGCTCCTCCAGCCAGCGAAGCACTTCAATCAAAGCGTCGCGCTCGACGCTCACCTGATCGTCAAGCGGCGCAAGAACTTCTCCCCAGTCGCTCATCAACCGTCCCGCCCATCGGCCCACGTGCACGAAGTGCAGCCCCGATCGCCTGAAATCTGATCGCGCCACAACTCGCCCGAACCGCACTCCGGACACGTCCCGGCGATCGCCTCGACCGGCGCCGTGTCCGGTCCGGTTTCCTCGATCGGCGAACGCATCGAGATCCGCCAGAACCCCTGGTTCCAGCGGGCCCGCAACCGCTCGTCGTCATACGGGTTGATCGGCTCGTCGTGCTCGGCGGCCCACTCGTCCCCCTCATTCCATGCGCGGACCTCATCGGTGGGGATGTGCAGCTCCGAGATATCGGCCATCGCAGCCGAACCGTTGCGGGACAAGATGTCCTGCGCAGTATGCTTCGCGACTCGGCGAATGAACGTCGACCGATGTCTACCCTTATACTTCTTGGTGTTCACGGGAAAACTCCTTTGTTCCGTTTCCTGTGGGCAGCGGTCCCGGTGTTTGCGGCACCGGGGCCGCCTTTTGTTTTCGAACCTGAAGCGGGGAGGCCCGGTCCGAGCGTGGGGCGCTCGGGGTCCGCTCGGACCGGGCGTTGCCTCAACCGGTGCCTGAGGTGCCGGGAGGCAAGCGCGAGTCATGCTGCGTGGTCGCCAATGCGCTTCTCGAGCATCGACACGGGCACGTTCATCGCGTGCGCTAGGCGCGCGATTACTTGCGGAGTTGGCTTCTTGCGGCCGGTGCGCAACTCGGAGAGATAGCTCTGAGAGATGCCCGCCTGCTTAGCGAGTTCCCGAAACCGGATCCCGTCTTTCGCGGCCATCACCTCGAGCTCTCTCCATGGCGATCTACCTGTTTTCATGCACGCACACTATCGCGCATGTTCGCATATACACAAGCAGTATCGCGAATCTTCGCGATCATTAGCGCATTCAGCCACGTCAATGACGTCACATGGGCGATGCGTTGCGAACTTTTGCGAAGTACACTGCTCGCCATGGAAAAGCCAGAACCACCCCCGGAAGCCGTACTGCTCGGGACAGCACTCAAGCGATCCCGCATGTCGGCGCGGAAGGCGGCCGAAAAGGTCGGCATGAGTGACGGCCGATTCCGACAGATCATCAACGGATACCAGTCACTCGGCGCCGGTCAGTACGCCCCAGTCGAAGGCCCTGCCGAAACGATTGCCCGAATGGCTCAAGTACTCGAAGTGTCCGTGGGAGAGCTAGAGCAGGCCGGACGCAAGGACGCCGCCGAGGAGTTGCGGATTCTCAGCGGCGGCAGTGGAGACACCGGCGAGCCCGAGGGGCAGGAGTGGATCATTCGGGAGCTCAAGGAGGTGCGGGAGCGAATGGAGCGAATCGAGGAGTTTCTGGCGCAACAACGTCGCTAAACCACCGTCAGTAGAGCGATCTAGTCGAACAGTCGTCCAATCAGGTGCAAATTGCGAGGGGCACTCTGTGTACCCCTCGAGGGAGTCGCAGGAGCATAGGCTGCTTACTTCTTGATAGTGCAAAGGTTGGAAGGACGAATGATCGTGGAGAGATCCGACGAAGCTGACAGAGTCACGGTCGCAGACGGGCGCATCGTTTGCCGAGCGCCAGACCCGTTGAGTCTGGCCGGGGCGATTCGACTGGCACTCCAGCTGGTCACCGCCGTTGAGCAAACCGTCTGCGACGACTGGGGGCACGATGCAGCTCGGTGAACACGTGGGCACCCGAATCCGACAGGCCCGCGGAAAGCTGTGGACAAGGCAGCAGTTGGCCGACGCGGTGGAGTGCTCACCATCGACGATCAAGAAGCTCGAGCACGGCGATCGCCAGCCGAGTTTGAGCCTGCTACATCGCATCGCAGAAGTGCTCAACGTCCGGGTCGCATGGCTGGCCGGCGGCCCGCTCGTCGCAGAGGCCGCACCCGACATGGCCGCGGTCCGAGCGGTTCTCACCCCGATCGCGGCGGCGAACGCCGAACCTATCGCACCGGAACGCGCACAGGGCGCGGTCGACTACCTGTTCGCCCTCTACTGGGGTGCACGATTTCACGAGTTCATCGCGCTGGCACCCGAGATCATCGAAGGTCTGCGGGCGGCACTGCGCGATCGTCCTTCGCCGCGACTCCATGAATTCGTGGCGCGCGTACTCTGGCCGCTGGGGATCGTCGCGACGCGCGTCGGGTTCCCCGCGGAAGGACTGCTAGCCGGTAGCGGAGCGCGCGAGCACGCGTCGCTCTCCGAGGATCCGCTACTGGTCGCCGCCGTCGAAGTGGGGTTCGCGCACTCCCTGCAGATCGACGGTCGCGACGATGACAGCGCCGCCACCGTCTTGCGAGCCACCCGCGGCATCGAGCCGCAAGGCACGGTGACGACCGAACAGCTCGGAATGTACTCGGGCATGCTGACCATCAGCGCCACCGTCACCGCGGCAGCCGGACGACTCAGCGAAGCCGAGGACCTGCTCGACGAGGGGCGCCTCGCCGCCGAGCGAATCGGACACGACCGCATCGACTACCAGATCCCATCCGGACCATCGATGCACCTGATGATGGCGACAACCTCCTACGTCAACGCAGGCGACTACGACCGCGCCCTCAAGGAAGCCACACGGATCCGGGACCGTTCCCTCTGGGGCGCTACCGGACGATCCGTGCTCCTCTCCGAACGGGCCCTCGCCGAGGCTCGGACCGGCAAATACACGGCCGCGCTCGAGACCTTGAAAGAATTGGAGATCATCGCCCCGGAATGCCTCGACGAACCGCTCCCCCGACTGGTTCTCACCGAACTCATCGACCGGACATGGACAAACTTTCGGCGATCAGACCTCATACGGCTCTCTCAACGGGTCGGCCACCTCGACATTTAATGACTACGGGCTGTATCAAGTTTGCGGTACAGGCCACTTTCTCGAATTCACCCGGTCGCGGTAGGGCGAAGCTCCTGCCTCGCCCCGGGGCGAGGACTTTTTGAGGACTGTTTCAACCGGACACGCCCGGAAGCGTCCGGGAGTCGCCAGTTCGACATTCCAACGGCCTCGCAGATTAACCAGTAACGCCCGGAGTCTTCCAGACAACTTCGGACGTACGTCCTTCTAATCTCTAGGTCGCAGGTTCGATTCCTGCCGGGGGCGCCCACGGGCAGGTCAGAGGGGTGATCTACGAGCGAGAGCTGGGATCACCCACGTCTTACCCACGTCTTTCCTAGGCCGCCATTGGACTGAACCCAGCTAGAGCGCTCGCCGCTCTCGTACTCGCAACCTTTCGAGCCATGTAGATATCTTGGGTCATTGATGGTCGCTCATGCCCGAGGTAGTCGGCGATTTCACGCGCAGAGAGGCCAGCTGCGTCAAGGCGCACGGCGACGAGATGTCGGAAGGCGTGCGGGTGCAACCCTTCCCACCTGGTGCCCTTGATCACACTACGGAGCTGCTTGCGCGTGTTGTCTGGCTCGCGCAGTTTGTCGAGGGTGTTCGGGAAGACCCATGGGCTTGCGGCCGTGTGGCTGCGACGTTCGAGGATCGTCATAACCCAATCTGGCGGAGCGATCGTGCGCATCCCGGCTTCGCTCTTCGTGTACTCCTGGACGTAGAGTCCTACCCCCGTCTCGCGGATGACAGTCCCTTCGATCGCCAGAGTCCCCTTTTTGAAGTCACATTTCGGCCAATCGAAGGCCAGCATTTCGCCGATCCTACAGCCGACGCCAGAGAAGACATCTAGCATATCGATGAGATCATACTTCTGCGCGGCCTCTATTAGCGCGATCCATTCACGGAGTTCGCTCCACTCCTCTTCTGCAAGGTCGTATTTGTCCTTCTGCCGTTTGCCGCTTATTTCACTGGTTTCCCGGATCGGATTCTTTTTGATTAGATCTAATCGGACAGCTAGACCGCAAATTCCACTAAGAATGACCTTGGCCCGGCGAGCGGATGCGGCACCGGAATTTTTTCGGATGGTCTGGATAATTTTTTCCGACCGGGAAACCCGCTCAATCTCGAACACTTTAAGCCCTATGATCGCCGTCCTGATATTCCGTTCCCAGTCACGGCGATAGGTTTCCTTCGTCCGCGTGGACTTGTCAGACTCTGCAACGCTGTTGATCCAGTAGTCTCCAAGATCAATCAACAGCGACTCAGGGGTGAATTCCCCATCACCGTCGATCTTGGCGCGGTCGCGTAGCGCCTCGCGGAGGCGGTTCTCCGCTTGCCCGGCGGAAGCCCCGTAGCGCTCAACTGGTCGCGTTTGGCCGTCGTAGTCGCGGTAATGAGCACGGGCGACATGCTGATCGCCCCGCTGAAAGGTCCAGATCCTCCCCCAGGTTCCTAGGGGTAATGATGGTCGTGGCATACCTCTCCCTTGACGACACCAGCGCCCGCCGAGCACTGAATCTCTTCGACAGTCTAGCGTCGACAGTCCCAGTTCACGATGGACCGTGAACTGTATGTACTGCCTGGAAAGTACTGGTTCACGCTGGTTTCGTCGGCATCGTGATTGGCATCGCCCCGCGAAGCGCTTCGCGATTCGTCATACCCATCCGGTCTGCTCACCGGGTGAAGATGTCGCCATGCCTGCCGATGTTCACGGCGATGGCGAATTCGGCGAGTTCGTACATCATCTCACCGTCGTCGCGGGCGATCACCGGCCGCACTCGGTCGCCGAGTCGGAATGCCCATCCGTTCTCGTCGATGGTAACCACGAGCGGCTCCTTGACCCGTATGCGCCATGGCGTGTACAGGCCCGGAAACAGCAGTACCCCGCGCTCGTCGAGAACCGATGCTTCCTTCTCGAGCCGGGTTCCCCGGTATTGTCCGGCGATCTCCTCGGCGAGCAGGTCCAGCAGCCATTTCCGTTGCACGGCGTCTGGTTTCGGGAATCCGTCGCACACCGCGTACACCCGCCGTAGGGCTTGCCCGGCCCACCGGTCCAGCACCCGCAGCCCCTCCTCACTCCCGAGGATGGGGTTCCCGCACTGCCCGGCTTCGCGCAGCCAGTCCTCGAGCACCCTGATCGCGGCGTCCTCGATCGTTCGGGTGCACAGCCGGGGCGCGGAGACCACCTGTTGATGCACCGCAACCCCCACGTAGAACGCACTCGGTGGACGCTGGGCCATCTCCCGCGCCCGCTCAGCGTGCTTCTGCTCCATCGGACTCAACCGCTCCATACAACCCCTCCACACATTCGAACGTATGTGCGATTATCCATCTTGAGGTGCGCAGATAGCAACCGTGTACCGAGGAGCGCGGAACCGACTCGTGGTGGTCCTCAGCGAAGTAGGGTGCCGCGCAGGAGCCCGGAGTTTTCAACCGAACGGCGGTTCAACGAGGTGGCGCACTACCTCGACGACGCAGCCGCAAAGGCTCGGAAGCTGAGCGAGGAAAACGGTGAGGGGTACGGCGGATGAGGTTAGGGCCTGGGGTTGATCAGTAGGCAGTCCACGCCGGGCAGGTCACCGAACGCGGCGCGCTGATCGGTGGTCGCGACCGCGCGGCCGTTGGTTTTCGCGATCGCGGCGATGATCAGGTCATGGCTGCCGCGGGGTCGGCCTTCTTGGCGGGTGTGCTGCATGAGTCTGGCGTGTTCCTCGGCGACCGCGAGGGAGTAGTCGAGCACCGGCGCGGCTTCGAGCACGCCCTGCAGGTACTCGCGGTTGGCCTCGGCGCGTTCCCGGTCGTTGTCGAGCAGGCACCCGAGTTCGAACTCGGCGACCGCCACGGCGGGGATGGCAATGTCGGCGGCCTCGCCGAGGCCGAGCTCGGACAGGTCGTGTTCGGTGCCAGCGATCAGGACACCGGTGTCGAGGACTACTCGCTCCACGGGTCGGTGTCCAGATCAGCGGACGAGACCTCGTGTACCGCTTCGAGCCCGCGGTGTAGGGCCTCGGCCGCGCCGGGGTGGATCCGCTTGCGGCCAGTCTTCATCGCCTCGAGCACGGCCTTACCGTTCGCGCGCGGCGCCGGGGTGACCAGAGCGACCCGCTCCCCGCCACGCACCACCGCGATGCTCTCCCCGGCCGCGGCCTCGTCGAGTAGCTTCGCGAAGTTGCGCGACGCTTCGGTCGCCGTCCATTCCTTCATGTCCTCAGATTATCAGATCGACACGAGTTGCACCGCGCTCGCGGGCCGCCAGATCAAATGTGACGCACGCCACATGATATCGAGAGTGGCTAGTTGACCTGCACTTTTGGGACAACGATAGCGCGAACAGCCGACGTGGACATGAAAAATCGCGCCACCGGCTTGCGCTAGTGACGCGACCTATACTAGTCTGCGGGGTGGTGTGTTGTAAGCACACCATGGCCCTACGGAGCTATCCAACTCAATAGATGTGCACCGCTCGTTTTCGCTATTAAAACAGTAACACAAGATATGTGGCACACACTAGCATAGTGTGTGGTGATTCACGGCCCGTAGTTTCGGGTGGTTTTCAAGCGGTGCACAATCTGTTAGGCCAGGTCAGCGTGGCGCTGATGCTGGTTGCGGTAATTCCCGGGCTTGTACTGTCCGTGAGCAGAAGGGACTGCCCGCTTGAGCAGCACTAGCGATGTACCGCGTATCGGGATTCGTGTGGCCGCCGACTACCTCGGCAAAGACCCTGTCGCGGGAACGAGGATGGTGAAGCAGCAAAAAGAGCGCTACCTCGACCCGGATTCTCGCGCCTTCGAAGGGTACCGCGCGATCGTGAGCGGTCTGAAGAGCGCACCGATGTCCATCGACCCGCGCCAGACCCTCGACAACGTCCGGCGCCACCAGGATTGGCAGGTCGCCGCGTTCCGGCAGATCAGTGACGGGTTCCTGGACTGGCTGCCCCGTGGGAGCAGCGGAATCAAGACCCAGCCCGCGACCTGGGCGGATAGCAACCTGCAGGTGAGGATCGCCGACACGGTAGGGCTGCGCCTTCGCTCCGGAAAGACCATCGTGGTGGTGCCCTACCTCAAGGAGGAAGAGCTCGCCAAACCGACCGCGGAGATGGTGCTGGTGATCGTCGAGGACAAGATCGCCGAGATCTGCCCTGAGGCCACGCCCGTGGTGCTCGACACCCGCCGCGGGCGGGAGTTCAAGCTCCGCAGCAACGCCAACCGCGACATCCTGCGGGCGAGCGTGCACGCACAGACAAGTGCATACGCTGACTGCTGGGCCCGTGTCGCCTGACCAGGCACACCCCGCACCGACCGTCCGGAACCGGGCGGATCGGGTTGTAGCGTGAGAAACGGGGTGGGCCAGATACCCGCTGGCCCACCCCACTCTCTGCTGCCGGTCAGCGACCGCACTTGCAGCACACCCATTGCCCGTTGACTTTGTGCTTGTAGCAGCCTTCTTCGCACGCGTGCATGGTGTTCACCTCCTCGCCTGGAATCGGATTTCGGCGACCCGTTCGGTGATCGCCGCACGCTGTTCCTCAAGTTCGGCCCGCTCGGTGTCGGTGATCCGGTTTTCGAGCTGGTGGTCGATTTCGTTGGCCTGGTGGCCGAGGTCGAGTAGTCGGCTCATGGCGATCTGGGTGTCCTGCTCGGTCATCACGCCCTCCCGAGGGGTGTGTGGGTGTAGCGGTGGGTGGGGATGCCCGCGGTCTCGGCGAGCGCGGCGGTGTGGCTGGCCCCGGTCGAGCCGTCACAGATGAAGGCCAGGCAGATCTGGGCTCCGGCGGCGACCATCTCGGCATTCCGGCGTGACCCTGCGGCCCGGCCGTGTGCCTGCCAGTCGGCGGGGTGGGTTTCGACCCGTCCGCCCCATGCGGACCACAGGTAGTGCGCGATTCGGTCGGCCCCGCGCGGACAGGCACCGTGGACGAGGACCGCTTTCCCGTCGCCCCACTGCTCGGCGAGCGCTGTCTGGATGGTGGTGGTGTCGGTCCAGTCACGGGATCCGGTGACCAGGATCCGGCGGGCCGGTGCTGTCATCTCAGCTACCTCCCTGTCCTCGGAATTGGTTTTGTCGGCCCCGGTTTGCGGGGTGGCGGGCTCCCCCGCCACCGCCTGAGCGCCGCTGCGCGGGCGTAGAGGCTCCGCACGAAAGGGGCTTCGAGGACAGAGAAGTTTCGCGAGCGCCAGCGGCCCGCAGGGCGCGAAAGTTGTCTGTCCGTACCCTTCTGTGCGGAGGGGCGCCCGTGCCAAGCTCGGGGCCGACAAGACCGGCCGCCGAAGGCGGTTCCGCAGAGGTCTTTCCCCTCGGCCGGCGCGGCCTTGAGCGCGAACCCGGTTGTGCTGGTGCCGGTGATCGGCGCGGCAGTTGCGTTGATGGTTAGTCGGGCTGATCAGTTCTGCGGTAGTGGTAGCCGCTTATCGCGTGATGGTTGTTCACGTGGCCGTTTGCTATGGCTGAAGCGTGTTTGCAGCTCGGGACGCATCAGCCACAACGTCAGGGCCACAACGTCAGCGGTAGGACCTCCGTCGCGTCCTCATGTACCGTTGGGGTATTCACCGCTGATGGCAGGCCACCTGCGTCTTCCGGCATGCTGTCGGGTTATGAGAATGCCCCAACTCGGCCAGACGATCGGTCGACGCAGGCTGTTCGTCCTCTCTGTCGCTGCCGTGCTCTCTGCAGTAGCAGTGTGCGGTGGACTGATAGTGCTGGCCCTAATGCTCCCGGTGCCTGCTGACCGACTATCTGCGGTCCTCGATGCGGTCAAGATCGGACTGAGTGTGCTCGCCGGTCTCGGTGGCCTCTTCGGCCTATATCTCGCGTGGCGCCGACAGCGCGCTATCGAAACCGACCATGACCGGCAGGAACGGGCACTTGAGCAGCAGCGGACCGAATTCGAGACGGATAGGAAACACCGGGAGAACGTGGCCGCCCAGGACGCGGCTGACGCACTGTCCCGGCGCATCACTGAGCAGTACACCAAAGCGGTGGAACAACTCGGCGCGGAGGGTGCAGCCGTGCGCCTCGGTGGACTTTACGCGCTGGAACGACTCGCGCAGGAGAATCCTGAGCAGCGCGGTCCGGTTGTGAAACTCTGCTGCGCCTACCTACGGATGGCTTACACACCACCAGCGATCGGTTTGGACGAGGAAGGACAAGTACGCGTAGGAGTTCAGGAGGTCCTAAGCAGGCATCTTCAACCGAAGATGAGCGAGTCCTACTGGCCAGATACGACCTTAAACCTGCGCGGCGCGACACTGTACGAAACCGATTTCTCGCGCTGCGAAGTCGAAACGGCAGATTTCCGTGACGCCAAATTTTATGGCCAGACTAATTTTACCCGGTCCGAGTTCTACGGAGCCAATTTCACAGGTGCCGAATTTCGCGATCGTGCGCTTTTTGATTATATAACTTGCAAGGGTCGCACCGGATTTACTAGCGCTCAATTTGCGGCCGTCGGATCCTTCGTCGGCGCAACACTCCTCGATGCCAACTTCGAGCTGGCCAAATTCCAGGTACTTGCCGACTTTTCGGACGCCAACTTTCTCTCGTGGGGGTTATTTACAACTGCCCATTTTGAGCTGGCCAATTTCTCTCAAGCTAACTTTGAAGGGAATTGCTCCTTTAGGCAGGCAGAATTCGTCAACACGCCACTTTTTCGTGGTGCGTTTTTCGCACTGGGGCCACCTGAAGAGGTTTTGGACTATCTCTAATAGATCTCCAGCGCGACTACTGCTTGACGCTGATTCTTCGCGTCTTCGAGGAAGCTATCGGCATCAGCGGAGATCCGGTGGTGATCAAGGGCCAGCCGGGCCGATCAGTCGGGCTGATCAGCTCCGCAGCCGGGGCGACCGCTTATCGCGTGAAGGTTGTTCACGTTGCCATTTGCCAGGCCCTCGATCGGGGTGGTTTCCCACTCGTTCGGCGGTACACCGGCCCGGATCGCGCTCGGGTGATCGGCCCGACGGCGGGTTTCCGGTGGCAGTCTTGTTCGCTGGTCGTCGGCCGCTGGCCCCGCCGTGGTCGGGCGGCCAGGCTCGGTGGCACAACGCGTGGACAAGCGGCGGTATGTCGGGGGCTGTCGCTCGTGCGCGCGATCGTGTTGATCGAGAAACGAGAAGGCGGATGAGGTGTGATGACTCCCGGCATACACAGGAACCGGGCCGCGCGGGTGCGCCGCGGACAGGGTGGGAACTACTCGGGCACGTACTCGACTGCCCGGGCCGCACGGAACGGGCCACCCGATTGGCCGTGCCGGTGTTGGTGGCGGTCGCGGTGATCCTGTCGGCGATCGTGCTGGTCGCCTACTGGTCGGGCCCGTCGCTGGCCGTGCCGCTCGGCGCGGCCACCAGTACGGTCGCCGCGAGCGTCGTGCGCACGCGCCTGACCCGGGCTCAGCGCGCAGCCGCGCGGCGCACCTGCCAAGGATGCGACCGCAACGAGCCATAGAAAACGACGGTGCCCGGAACCCTCGTTGGGTTCCGGGCACCGCGATCACTTCCAGCCGACAGGTGTTTACCGGTCGGGCGGATTCGGTCTGGGGCGTGCGTGAACTCCCGAACCTGCGGATTGAATCTCGAGGTACACCTCGCCGAGGTCGATGCCTTCGCGGTTCGGCGCGAACTCGGTGGTTTGCAGGACGGGCAGGATCGCGGCGAGCAGTTCCGCGGTCTCGGCGGTTTCGGCGCGGGTTCCGGTGATGCGGATACGCATGGGGGAATTTCCTTCCGGGGGTTTAGCGGGCTGGCAGGTTGCGCAGTGGGGAGCGGGCCCCTTTGGGGACCGCGCGCACCGCGGCCCAGTCGATGGCCGGGTCCTCGGCGAGCTGGTCGAGGTCGCCGATCCGGTAGAGGGGCACCTCCGGTTGGGCGCGGCGGGGCTGCCAGCGGCTATGGACGTGCGCGACCGGGGCGAGCCAGCCGGCGCGCACGAGGTGGTCGAGATCGGTGCGGCGGATCCCGAGATGCTCGGCGGCCTGGTCGCCGGTGAGGTGTCGGCCGACGGTGATGGCGTGCTCAAGCGCGGCCCCGGCGGTGAAGCGTTCGAGGGCACGGCCGTCGTAGAGGGTGTGGCCGTGGTACTCGCCGACCTGGGGCAGCAGCCCCATGGTGGAAAGCTCGTGGATGGCCGCGACGGGCACGTCGCGGCCGAACCGGTCAGTGAGGTAGTCCGCGGCGCGGGAAGCGCCCACATCGGGAACCGTTCCCACGGTGGATTTGATTTCGTCGAGGCGTGCGAGCGCGTCGGCGACCACGCGGGCCGACCAGCGCCCGCCGGTCACGTCGGCGGCGGCGAGGAGTCCGTCGGTGATCGCGCGTTCGATCGCCCACTGCGGTAACCCGAGTTCCTCGCCGAGCTGGAACGGGCCGTAGTCCTTGAGATTGCGTTTCCAGTTCATCGCTTGGGGTCCTTCGGATTCTGGATCGGGTAGGCCACGGGTTTGAGCCGGTCGCGGCGGGGCCCGTCCGGGTCGGTGTTGAGCCGGTACGTGGCCGGGCGGGGGTCGGGCTCGTGGCGGCTGGTAGCCCACGCGGTGGTGGGACTGTTCGGGTCGTGTTCGGCGCGCTGGTGAGTGCGCCGGGCCCGTTGCGTGGCCCGCCGCACCCGCGCCGCAAGCACCAGCCAGGCCAGCACCACCAGCAGCGCGGCCAGTCCGGGGCCCGCGACCGCGACCGCAAGCCAGGTCATGCCGCACCTCCGAGCGCGTCGACGGCCGCGCGAATGAGCCATTCGGCGGCGGGCGGGGTGACCCCGTTGCCGAGTTGCTTGACGCGTTCGCGTTTGGAGCCGACGACGGTGTAGTCGGGGCGGAAGGCCATGGCGGCCTGGATCTCCGCGACCTGCAGCATCCGGAAGGTGCAGTCATCGATGGCGGGAAGCTCACGCGGTTCGGCGGGCCACTCGACCAGGGACTGGTGTCCCTTGGTGGTCAGCGTGCGCGCCGGTTCGGTGACCGGGGTGCACATCTCCCCACCGGGGCCTTTGCTGCTGTTGTGGCGCACGAGCATGTGGTGATTCCCCGACGCGCACACCGTGGCGAGCGGGTCGCGCACGTCGCGCGCGGTGGAACCGCCGCCGCGTAGTTCGGCGACGAACGCCAACCCGAACCGGTCCTTGGTGGACAGGGTGTGCACCGGTTCGCCGACACCGTGGGCGACGCCGGTGCCGTAGTAGGGCACCACGAGCGCGTCCTGGTGCCGCGTGGTCTGCGTCCGGAACACCTCGCCAGCGCTGCGGGCTTCCTTGCGGTCGCGGCCTTCCACGGGGACGAGGAGCGCCTCGCACTCGGTGGTGGTGCGCGTCCGGAACGCGTCGGTGACCGGTTTCGCGTCCTCGTTGCGGGTACCACCGGAGGGCACGAGCATCGGGCGGGCGTAGCGCTCGAGCCCGGCACGAATGCGCGCGATGGTCTTGTCCGACAACGGTTTCGCGCGGTCGCCGATCCGCTCGCCCGGGGTGGTCCAGTCGATCACGCTCGCTGCGGGCATCGTGAACGGCTCCACGATCTGGTTGCGGCATGCCGTGTTCGGGCAGCGGTAGACGTACTGGGCCCGGTAGCGGCCCCACCGGCGTCCGTTCTTCCAGGACTGCACCGCGCCGACGATCTCGTCGCATCCGGGACAGTACGCCTCGGGGCGGACGTCGAGGTTCGGGCGGCGGACGCCTTTATGCCAGAACACCACGTACATGCGGTCCCTGCTCTGGGGCGCGCGCGGCGCGGCCTGTGCCGGGGCGTGCATGCTGTTGAGGTAGACGATGTGGTGGGAGTAGCCGAGGCATTCCATGGCCATCAGCCACGCCTGGAACATTTCCCACCGGGCGGCATCCACGACGTTCTCCACGATGACGATCGGGTACCGGTGGTGTTCGGCGAACCGGGGTACGTCCCACATCGTTGCCCTCGACCGCTCAGCCACCGTCTGGTCCTCGGTGTCGAACAAACCCGCCTGCAGCGCACGTTTGCGGCCCTTGGCCACCGAATGGTTCGTGCACTCCGGGCTCGCCCACAAAATGTGGGTCTGGCGGTACCGGCGCGGTTCTACCTGGGAGATATCGGCGCAGTTCTTCACAACCACGCCGTCCGCGACGTACGAGTGGTCTTCGGCGACCTCCATCGTGAAGACGTCGGTCTCCTCACCGAGCTCGCCGAGGTCTTGGACGTAAGCCCAGAGGTGGAGGTCGTCGAGCAGGGTGTTCCGCCGCGTCGGAGTCTCCCGCCACTGCACCGTCCATGCCGCACGGCGCTGCACGGTGCGCCCTTCGATGACGCACTGCCCGCTGCGGTCGCTGAGATGGAGCGAGGCGGCGTAGCCCAGGCTGTGTGCAAGCATCCGGACGCCGATGGCGAGCTGGCGGGAGACCGTGCTGATGCGGGTAGTTCCTCGCGCGGCACTGCCGTCGGCCGAGACGTAGCCCGTGAGCAACGCGCGGCGGCGATCGGCGGGCATGGTCAACACCCAGCCCGGGATATTCTTTCCAGCGGCGCCGGACCCGAAATGTTCTCGCAGCCAGGTCGCGAGCTTGCGGTCGTAGTCGTAGAACTGGTGCCCCGTGCGGACCTCGCGTTCACGCCAGGCGGACGGCACTCGCCCGCGCAGCTCGGTAACTTCATCGCGCCCGCAGACGATGGTCACGTCGCCGTTGCGCTCACTCGAGGAGCCGTCGCCGAGCCAGCGACCGATCAGCCACCACGAGTCACGGGCGTCCTTGACGAGGTCTTCGGGGTCGTGCCATGGCAGGACCCCGAACATCGTGGGGTATGCGACCATGTCGCGGCTGTGACCGGCCCGGCGGATGCGGTCTATCCGGGCGTCACCGATCGGCTGCCAGTCGGGGGCACTGTACTCGCGCTCGTAGTCGTTACCCGCGACTCGAAGGGTCGTGGTGCGGGTCCAGAACTCGTGGTTCGGGGTGACCTCGGTCCCGGCGGCGTGAAGCGCGGAGCGCATGAGCAAGGTCCGGTCGCGCTTCTGGAACTTGCGCACGACCGGGCGCCAGCGCCCGCGGTGGGTGAGCACGAGCGTGCCAGGCACAATGTCCTCGACATTGATCCCAGCGGGACCGCGCTGCATCTGGCCCACATTCGCATCAGCCAGACCGCCCCCGGACCACGCCTGCACTTCCACGACGACACC